TTGAAGAGTCAACAAAGCTAAACGTTAATGAGCAATGGGAATACAAAGAGCAGAAAGGAATAATACAATGGCACAATGGAAGCCAGATATTATTAAAAGAGCTTAAGCATAATCCTAGAGATTTAGACTTTGATAGTTTAGGATCATTAGAAATAACAGGAGGCTTTATAGATGAAATTACTCAGATAGTTTTAAAAGGATGGACAGTAGCAAAGTCAAGAATAAGATATCGATTAAAAGATTACTGCCATGAATGTGGCTCCCAAAAGAAAAAAGAGATACTAGAACATTTAGAAGTTCAAGGTATAATCATACCTAACAAATGGATATGTGATAAAGGACATACAACAGAAGGACTCACACCAAAACTACTAGGAACTTGTAATCCATCAAAAGGATGGGTTTATAGATTATTTTATAAGCCAAAAACAAAGCAGGAGCTTGTAGAATATAGGTCCTTCATTCAATCGTTACCTTCAGACAATCCATACCTACCAAAAGCATACATAGAAAGTTTAAATCAAATGGATGAAAGCTCCAGAAGAAGACTACTACATGGAGATTGGGAATATGATGATGATAAAGCAGCTCTAATAAGCTACGATGCAATAATGGACTACTGGAACGGTTCACATATTAAACACGAAGTAGATGAACAAGGCAAAGAAATATACACAACTTACTTAACAATAGATGTAGCCAGAAAAGGAAAAGATAAAACAGTCTTTAGAGTTTGGAAGGATTGGATATGCGTTAAGAGGTATGAGATGAAGATAAGCTTAACAACTGAAGTAGTAGAGAAAGCAAAGAAAATACAAGCAGCATTTAAAATAAGCAACAGCAATACAATAGCTGATGAAGATGGTGTCGGAGGAGGAGTAGTGGACCAATTAAGATGCAAAGGATTTGTAAACAATAGCAGAGCATTAAACAAAGAAAACTACGAGAACTTAAAAAGTCAATGTTCAATTAAGATGGCCGAAAGAATAGAAAGAAGGGAAGTAGTAGAAATTTGTAACGACTCAACTGTGATAGAATCTGTTAATGAAGAGCTAGAGCAAATCAAATATAAGAACTTAGATAAAGATGGAAGGATGGGAGTACTACCAAAGGATGAAATAAAAGCAGCAATAGGTCGTTCTCCCGATGATTGGGATACAATAATGATGCGTGAATGGTTCGATATTTCAAGAAAGAGGAGTAAGATATTAACAGCATAAATTAAAAAACTTAATAAAAAGTTTGTTACAAACTATTTTAATTTCCTACATTTGATAAAAATAGGTTAAGATGCCTATCACAATAGTTAACTATTCAAATGAGTAAGTTCACACAAACGACTAAGACCATCCTAAAGAATCTTAGCCACCTGGCTACCGAGAAGTACCAGGCAGCTAAGTTCTATACAAGTTCAACATCTGGAGGTTTTTCTTTTCTTTTCAATAAGCAAATGACTTTAATAAATGATGGCTACGCATCTAATACAGATGTATACTCAATCATTAGCAAGATTATAAGAACAGGAGCAAACATCCCATACGAGATAGTAAAGATTAATAACGATGGAACAGAAGAGATTATAACTTCAGGACCGTTTTATGATTCTGTAATGCAGCCAAACAAAAAACAAAACAAGTTTGAGTTTACAGAAGATGCTCTAGGGTACCAACTTACAACAGGAAATGAATTACTGTACGGAATGAAACCTGCAGGAATGGAACTAGTATCTCAAGTTCACATAGTACCAACTCAATTAGTAACGGTTAAAAGAATGAGTAATCAGTTCTTTGACTATGCATTAAAATACATTTTAAGATACAAAGGAATTGATACGCCACTAGAAGAGGAAGATGTAAAACACATCAAATACTTTAATCCTACTCAAGAAGGAATAGATTGTGGAATGGGATTAAGTCCACTACAAGCAGGATACAATACTTTAATGGCATCAAATGAGTTAATGGTAGCTCAAGCCAATGCATTAAAAAACAGAGGAGCTAATGGAATGCTTAGTAACGACTCTGAAAACGCAATGGACCAGGAAGACTTCGATAACCTTCAGGAGAAAGTACTCCAGAAATTAGGAGAAGCAGAGAAGTTCAACAGAATAGTAGGAACAACAGCCAAAGTAAAATACACTCAATTCGGTCTATCTCCTGCTGATTTAAAGATGATTGAAAACGGAGTACTTACACTAAGACAATTGTGTAGTTTATACGGAGCAGACTCATCAAGTTTTAATGATCCTGCAAACAAGAAGTTTAATAACTTAAAAGAAGCACAAAAGAGTTTTTATATTAATGCAGTTATACCTCCATTAGAAAGACATCTACTAGGATACAAAGAGCTAGTACTTCCAGGATGGAATAAGTCTGACAATGTAAAGTATGATATAAGGCTAGACCTTTCAGAAATTGAAGCACTTCAAGATGATCAAGTAGCTAAAGTAAGTAAGCAAGTAAACCTATCTAGAGGAATAAGTGATGTGATAATGAGAGTAGGAGAAGGAAAGATTAAACCAGAGTCAGCAATTCAGGTATTAATATGGAGTTTTGATATGACAGAACAGGAAGCAAGAGATTTAGTAGCTAACACAGGAATGGTAGAAGAAACTAACACTACAGAAAATGAATAAGCCAGAGATACAAAAAATAAAAGAGAAACTTAATAGCTCAACAATTAGTGATGAAGCAAAGAAGTCAATCAAAGAAAAAGTAAAGGTATTACAAGGTAATAAAACGATAACAAAATGATACACTGTAAAGAATTAAACAAAAACTTTGAAAACAAACACCAGATGTTTGAAGCTTTGAAAAGAGCCAAAGGAGATATCATAGGACTAAAGAAGTCTAGAATTTTTAAGTCACATGAAAAAGGGCTAGGAGTTAATCTTAAAGCAATAGATCCTTTAAAGTTCAGTACATCATTAAAAGGAGTTGTAATGGATTCTAACTACCATTATGTAGTAGTTAACACAACAAAGATACTAGACTCTCATAGAGATTTACATAAGGATGGAATATGGAATAAGTCAGCTCAAGAGCAGCAAGGTAAAAACTATCTTGTTACGGATCATAAAATGGAGATGGCCAACGTAGTAGTTAAAAAAGAAAACGTTGAAATGTTTGTTACAGAGATTCCATTCTCTGCAATTGGTAAAAACTATGATGGCCAGACTCAAGCATTAATTTATAAAGTAAAGAAGACTGATGTTATCAATCCATTAGCTAAAGAATGGCTAGAGTCTGGAGATGATATAGAAGCAAGTGTAAGGATGCAATACGTTAAGATTGAACTAGCAATGAATAGCGAAGCGAAAGAAGATGAAGCAGAGATGAAGCTGTACATGGACAACGTTAATACTATTGCTAACAAATCAGATTTTGAGGAAATAGAATACTTCTGGGTAGTAACAGAAGCTAAAAATATTGGAGAGTCAAGCCTTGTATTAAGAGGTTCTAACTCTGCAACAGGATTACTAGAAGAAAAAGAGGAGCCGATAGTTATCACTCCAAAGACTGAGCCGTTGGAAGACACTCAAAAAGATTTTTTCGGAGGTTGGTAGTCTGAACAATTAATAATTAAAAAACGGCATTAAGCCACAAAACAACAAAAACAAATCAAAATGAAAAAAAGACAAAACAGAATGTCAGGAATGTTAAAAGCATTCGCATTCGCAGTATTTAGCTTCATGTTTGTAGGTGTAGTATCTGCAATCGGAGAAGGAGCTACAGCAATCTTTGAAGGATTAGCTATAGCAGGAGCAACAGGAGTATCAATCGCATCCTTACCAGTATGGTTTAAAATGGTTGATTCAGTTAAAACTTTTATGGAGTTAAGTGATGATGAAGTAAAAGGATTAACAGTAGAAGAAAGAAGCATGTATTACAAAGCAGCTCATGAGCATGTATTCTCAGCAGTAAAAGAGTTAAAGGACCAAATGGGTAACCTAGAGAATGACACTCAAAAAGCTGAAAAATTAGCAGAGCAATTAAAGAACTACGAGATGATGTTCGAGAACTTACAAAAGACTCAAATCAATCAAGGGGAAATAATCGCAGCTTTAAAAACTGGAAACAATCCAACAGGACCAGTAACGTTTAATGCATTAATGAAAGAAGCATGGGATACTGCAACAGGAAACGGAAACCTAGAAAAATCTTTAAAAGAGAAAACAGGTATTAACTTTTCTATTAATAAAGCAGAGCAAACATACGGAGATATTAATGCAGGTTTAGACTTTGCTCAAATGAGAGAAGGAGTTATAGACAAGCCAGTAAGATCACCTAAGATTCGTTCTTTATTCCCAACTACTCCAGTATCAACAGAATTTTACAAGTATGTAGAACAAGATACAGTAGTTAGAGATGCTCAAAACGTAGCTAAGTGTGCAGCTGTTACTTCAACAACTAAAGAAACATTAGTAGTTAATTCTATCGAAACTAAGATGATTAAAGATATGATTGATTTCTGTAGAACTTTCGTAAGTGATTATCCATTTATGAGAAGCAGAATAGATCGTTTAATTAATCAATCATTAGCGTTAAGAGTTGATGCTCAATTATTGTTAGGAGATGGAACAGGACAAAACACGTTCTCAATTGATTCTACAGCTTCTGAGTTCTCTGCTGCTTTAGCTGAGTGTCCATTAACTGCTTCTATTCAAGCAGCAAACATGGTAGATTTAATCTTAGGAATGCAGACTCAAATCATTGAATTAGGTCAGCAAGAATCATACGATCCTAATGTAGTATTAGTAAACAAATGTGATTGGTTCAAGCAAGTAGAAAGCTTGAAAGATTTAAATAACAATTACATGGATGCTAGAGTTAACATGATTAATGGAACACCATACATCGGAGGAATGATGGTAATGTGGACTCCATTAGTAGCAACTAATACACTTTATGTATTTGACTCAATGAAAGGAGAGATAATCGATAGACAAGCTCTAGAGATTGACATCGCATTTGAGAACAAAGATAACTGGGAAAAAGAAATCGCTACTCTGAAAGGAATAGAAAGATTAAACTTCTTAGTTCCAAACAACTGGAAAAATGCGTTCATGAAGTCAAGTGACGTGACAACAGCTATCGCTGCAATTGACAAACCATAATAAGTTAAGTTAATCATTGAAAGCTCCCTTCGAAAGTTGGGGGCTTTTGGTGGTAAAAGACAATACTAATTTAAAACTATACCAATGAAAATAGTAAAATTCAAAAAGGACCACATAGCAGGAATTAAGAAAGGAACTGTTAAACAATTAGAAGACTCACATGCTGATAGATTAACTAAAGATGGTTATGTTCAGGACTCAAATCAAGAAGAGTTAGAAGCCTATAATATCAAGTTATCTAAAAAGAAGCCAGAGTCAACATTGGAAGCTTTAAAAGAAGAAGCTAATAAAGTAACTGGTCCTTGTTTAGATTGTCAAGGTAAAGAAGTAGGAGAGAAATGTGAAGATTGTGGAGGAGAAGAAACTCCAAAAGAAATATATCATATCTTAACACAGGAAGATATAGATGCAAACGAATTAGAGGCCGAAGGATTGAAAGTAGGAGATGAAGTATTAATATCAGAAGATGATGAATTAGTAGTAGGAGAAGATGGAAAGCTGATAGGAAGACCAGAGGGAAAGTAGGAAGCCTCACAAAAGTGTGGGGCAGATTAAAACAAAGCTTAAAAGAATTTGACCTTTTAAACATAAACAGAAATTGATATGTCATTATTTAATTTAACACCATTAAACTACGAATCAGGAACATTACTGATTGCTTCAAATAAGCATACAGAAGATACTGTACAAGCTTACATTGATGAAAACGAAGTACCATATTTAGAAGATATGCTAGGGTGTGAATTAGCAGCATTATTTATCGCTGACTTAGTTAATGGTGTACCTCAAACACAAAGGTTTATAAATATATTTGATCCTTTCTGTTTTGATGATGATTGTCATGGAATACAGAAGTCAGAAGGAATTAAGGTAATGTTAAAGTACTTCATTTATTGGGAGTACATAAAACAGCAAAGAATTAATAATACAAATACTGGAGATGTTGTTAATGAGAATGAAGTAAGCAGAGTAGCAAGACCTCCAGAAACAAAACTATACAGTACTTACAACAAAGGAATTAAAACCTATGATGCAATTCAATGGTTTATCTGTAAGAACTTAACCGACTATCCAGAAATGAAAGGAATAGTTAAACTAAAAACATCGTGGTTATGAATGAGCCAAAAAAAACAAAGTTTGTATTTTCAGATGGAACAAGTCATGATGCTACGGTATCAGAAACATCAGAAGCAGTTCAAAGCTGTTATAAATACGAGTGGTCATTAGCTCCAATTAAAACAGGATTAACAATAGCAGATCCGACTTATACTATTGAGGTTTCAAATGATGGTACGACATGGTTCGAATACAATAACCTTTCAACAGATGTGTCAGTAAATGATGCAGTAGATGATAATCACCTAGCATGGATATTTATGAGAGTGGTTTATGATGCTAAGACAGAAACAACAGGAACAATAGAATTTGAACTAACACAAAAGCAACAAGCTTAAAATGGGAGTAGTTATACACATAGACAGTCAAGGTAGTGGTGGTGGTTCGGGTACTGGCTACATTGGTGTGTTTGCTAATTACACAGCATTAATAACAGCATATCCAACAGCTCCAATATTATCATTAGCTTATGTACAGAACAGTCAAGGTACTGCATGGTTGCCAGGAGGAATGGGTGGAACATTTTATTCTAAAGGAACTTATTTATTTGATGGTGTTAATTGGGTTTCAAGTGTTGATGATATTTCAAAAGAATTACAAGATTTACTTGATGAACAATATAAAATAAAAATAACTGCATCAGACACAACAGGCGGTTATTTAAAAGACAAGATTGCAACTTCAGATGACTTGTCAGAATTCACAATCAATCCTGGTGCAAATGAAGAATTAAGGATGAATTTATTCCCATACAACAAAGTATGGTATTCGTCAATAGATCCAAACAATGGAAATGATGATAGTGTACCCAATAGACACAGAATTGGTCAAATTTGGAATAACACAACATCAGGAAACTTTTTTATTGCTCAATCATTAGTGACTGGTGCAGCAGTTTGGTTGCATATCAATACAAGTTTAAATTCTTTTTTATTAGACAGAGCAAACCACACAGGAACACAACTAGCAAATACAATCAGCAATTTTGCTGCAACAGTTAGAGCAACAATATTAACAGGTATATCATTTGCAACTTCAACAACTGTAACTGCAGCCGATTCAATATTGATTGCAATAGGTAAGTTACAAGCACAAATCACACAGAACAATACTATATTAATTTTAAATTCTGTTGTAACACCAACACCATTAGCAGTAAACACAAACAACTGGACAATCACAGGACTTGCAACAAAGAATGTGATTTATGCTTCAACAACTGGTGGGGATGTAGATGTAACAGGGATTGATTCAACAGGAATAGTGAATGGTCAAACATTCTTTTTTTACAATGTTGGTGGTTCTGGTGACATTAAATTAAAAAATAATAATACAGGAAGTACTGCAGCAAATAGAATAATATTAAACGGTAATACTACAATAAAAAAAGGTATGGGTGTAACATTCAGTTATGATACAACTGCACAAAGATGGCGTGTAATAAATTATAAATAATGAGCAGATTAATTTACATAGAAAACGGTCAGGCAATACCATCAGTAATCATTCAAGATTCTGGTGACACACCACCTGCAGGTTTTACTGAAGACACAACCATTGCAAATTTCTTTTTGTATGGAACAGAATATGGATTGACAGAAACAGAAAAATTGTCTGAAATTGTTGCATTGATAACTGACTGGTCAACACATGATGCAGGGGAAAAAGCAGAAGTATTAAGCTATATTGAGGCGAATAGATTTGTTGCACCAATTACAACTGACATCAGAAATGATGTGACTGCACCTTATTTGGGTTTTAAAATATTTAATATCACAACATCAAAACCAGAATGGTGGAATGGTTCAGTTTGGTTAACAGATTAAATGCTATAAAATGGAAGATGTAAATGGATGTGGTGGAAAAGGTTCGTGGATAAAACCACCACACAGTGCATTTTTTGAAGCATCATGCAACAGACATGATGAAGGATATAACAAAGGAGGGAATGAAGCTAACAGGTTTGAGTGTGACGGCAAGTTCTTTATAATGATGATAAAAGACACGTTCAGAATAAATAAGTCCTTTAAACGGCTTTATTTTCAATTATGGGCTTTTACATATTTTATAGCAGTGCGAATTGGTGGAAAGAAATATTTTAATTATAATAAAAAAAGACTGAAGTATGTATGATTTATTACTGCAAACACAAGTGAATGGAATGAATGAAATTGTTTTTGGTGTTAAAGACATTGTGACAATTGGTGGTGGAATAGTTGCAACCGTTACGGCTTATCTAACTGTAAAGTTTGAACTTAAATCATTTAAAGAAGCTGCAAACAAAGATTTATCAGAAGTAAAAGAAAATGCAAAACGTGAATCTGAAAGACTAAAAGAAGAATTGATGAATGCTAAAAATGGAAGACGTGCAATTGAAAAACAATTTGAAGATAAAATGAAAGAACGTGAAGACACAATTCACAAAAGAATTGACAAGACACAACTTGAAATGAAAACATATTCAGAAAAAACAGACCAGGAATTCAAAGAAATAAACAATTCAATTAGTAATGTAAAACAAGATACTTCAGAGATAAAAGGAATGATTCAAACATTATTAAACAAACATTAAAATGAGTAAGCCAACGGTAGACATAATAGGAGATTTAGTATCACAACTAACGTTTACAGAAACAATAAGAGATTGTTCTGTAGATAGTGGAGAGGTTACGTTAACTGTTTGCAGTACTCATGGAGTAGTTAATAAAGGAATTATTCTAATAGGAGGACAGCCAATAAAAGTCATAAGAGTAGAAGATGGTACCAAAATAATAATTGCAGGAACAAGCTGTCCAATAGAAACAGAAATAGTAATACCTGCACCAAATTATTTTCATGGAACTTTAAAAGCTGCTGATTCAGAAATAAGCCATATTAAAAGTGGAGGTAAGAAAACTCCAATGGTTTATTTATACGAAGTACTCAGGGAAAGAAGAAATAGAAACCCTGCAATTAATCTAGGAAGAAGAGTAGATTTAGTTATGTTTTTCTTAGAAGATGATGTGTATGATGGAGATTTAACAGAAGATAGATATGATAAATACATAGAGCCAATGATAACTCTCTGTGAAGATTTCGTAGATTTGTTATTGAAAAGTAATGTAATTGAAGATATAGAAGAAGAAGAGTACGATATTATACCTCATGCAAAAGCAGGATTTTATGATAGAGTAGGCCACGTTAAAAACTTATTTAGTACTCAGCTTAGTGGCGTTGAGTTTAGGATTAGCCTACCTATAAGTAAAGATGGCTGCATAGATTGTAAACAATAATTAATTAATAATTTAACCAGAGGTCAAGAAAGCCTCACAAACTAAAAAGAAAATGAAAAAGTTTGAATTATGCCTTTGTGGGAGTGGGGCAACTAACACTGGACAACCCAACTGCGTACCAATCGGAGGTAGAACTGTAGGATTTATATTTTTTGATAAATTCGACTCAGATGGTAACTTAAACAAAATAGCTTCAGGAGATGTGCTAGATGCAGCATATTTTACAGCTAAAATTAATGAAACAGATAAGACTAAGAGATGGTATCCAACTCCGAAAATATCTAACATTGAAGATGTAAGAGCAGAACCTGTTACTTTTGATGTTGATGGAATTTCTATAATTGTAGATCAAGGACCTAGAACGTTCTTAGGAAACTTTTATGATAAAGTAGCATCTCCTCAATGGGTAGCAGTTTTAAATTCTCGTCAATGTATTGATACAGCTTACTTTGAGGTAACTGATTCAGGACAATTAAGAGGAGTTATCAATGGAGCAGGAGATATGGTAGGTATCGGTGTAGAAACTGGAACATTTAACTCTATCTATGTTAAGAAGACAAAAACAACTCCTCAAGGTGCTGTTTTATCTTTTGCAGTTAACGAGTTGGTAAGAGATGAAGACTTAGTGTTTATTGCAGCAGCAGACATGGGAGTAGATGTAAAAAGCTTACGTGGTTTATTAGACATAACAGCAGATAATGTAGTAGTTAATTCTACAACAGAAGCTGAAATGGACTTAGAGTTCTGCTACGGTTCACTAAGAGATTTATCTAAATTCAAAGGTGGTTTAATCGCAGACTTTAGTGCTGACGGAGGTACAACTCCAAACACTATCTACAATGAAACAGCAGCAGCTAACGTTGTACTTAGTGCAGTAGTAGAAAGTCCAGATGGTCACTATACTTTAACATACCCTGCTCAAACAACTAATGATGTTTTGAGAGCAGTAATTGTAAAAGATGGATACGAGATGGAGCCTATCACATTTGTAGCACTTTAATTTTAGAACTATGGCAGGAACTAATACAGTAGTAAAAGGACAAAATGCCTTAGAACTACAATACGAAAAAGTGCTTAATCCTTCTAGCTTTAAGGACTACAAAAAAACCCAGTTCAAAGAAGAGTTTAAAGGTAAACTACCTTTTGATTTGAATGGAGCATGGGAGTGGATCGTAAAGAATAGAAAGTAAATGAGGCAGGAAAGACTTATAAAATCAGTAAGAGCAGCAATAACACTAGATGCAGATTTAATGTTTAATGCCGTTCTTACTGATAAAGGTCTTCAGGAATGGATACTGAACTTAAATAGGAGCCAGTTATTCAGAGGAGAGGACTCACTAGGAGTCAAGCTAAAAGAAACAGGTGGTGGTTACTCAATAGTAACAGAGATATTAAATAGAGGCCGTACGTTTACTTATAATGGACAAGGCCACATGAAGCTGCAAGGTAATAGTCCTTTTTTATTAGATTCAGGAGATTATTATAACAGCTACAACTTAAAACTTGGAGATGGATTTTTTGTAATAGATTCAGATCCACAAAAAGCAGATAACAACCTGGAGGACAAATACGGAAATAATCTAGAAGGACTACAGGATGAAAACTTACAAATGTTAATAGATGTTATTCGTAAAAAGTTTATACAAGAAGTCAGGCTTAAGCTCTCAGCTTAACACGTTTAAATCAATAGACGATTTACCACAATGGAACTGGGTACAGATTCACAAAACTGATAACCTAGCATACCTAAAGAAATTAGATTCATACAGAAAAATAGAGAATGAAACCAGTAAAGAGTTAAATGAAATCTGGACCACTATCTATGATGAATACTTGGAAGAGTTCGGTCTTTCAAAAGAATACCTAGAACATCTTAATAAGAAAAAAGAAATTACAAAATTAAAGAGTGATTATATTTTTACAGGAGATAGAAATATTCTTAATTTAATTGATATAGAAGAATCAGAATTAATGGATTCATCCACTAAAAAAGAAACTCAAACATTTGAAAGTGTTGTTGTTGGGTTAGAGAAGATACAAAAAGTTTCAATTGATGTTAAAAAAATTACCGTTTATCAGTATAACAATTACTTACGAACTTTAAAAGAAAATAAAGATGGCAAATGACCAAATAAAAGGAGCAGGAGATGTATACGAAAAAGACCTCTACAAAGATATACGAGTATCTGGAGAGAAGTATCTAGTAGTAATTGATGCTATAAATAAAGGATTAGAAGAAACCACAAAAGAAAGTGGTAAGCTTATCAATACAGATCCTAAAGATTTAAAAAGCCTTAAGTCTATTAATGAAGCCATTGATAAAACTAATGAAGCATTTCAACAAAAGATAAAGCTCGACAAAGAGAGAATAACCATCCAGAAAAAAATACAGAAAGCAGAAGATATAGATGCGAAGCAGACAAGTGAGCTAGAGATTAAGATTAAGAAATTAACAGCAGCTAAAAATGAGCTTTTGAAAAGGGAGGTATTATCTGATAAAGCTAGAAGACAAGGGAATGAAAAAATAGCAGATTCTATTGATTTAACAGCAGAGGAAAGAATACAGCTCCAGAAATTAACTAAGGAGTTAATTATTGTTACCAATGAGAAAGCAGAAGTAAATAAAATTAATAAAGAAATAGCTAAAGATTCACTAGGACTTATTGATTTATACCAGAAGGAAAGTAAAAGATTAAATGAATTAAGAAAGCAGTTTAAAAATTTAGTTCTTCAGGAAGGAAAGGCAACAGATGAAACAAAGAAATTACTAATAGAAATAAACGAATTAGATAAACAGTTAAAAGATGTTGATGCAGCTGCAGGACAATTCCAAAGAAATGTAGGTAACTATCCAGGAGCAATAGATAGTGCAACAAAATCACTGGTAGGTTTTGCAGCTTCAGTAGTAGGAGCAAAGCTATCATTAGACGGAATAAAAGGAAGCCTAGAGGAAACAGCAGAAGGAAGTGAAGCAGTAAGAGAAGCTACGTCTGCTCTTGGTGGTGTTTATGATCAAGTAAGTAATGTTGTAGCTTCAACTGCTCTAGATTTATTTGATTTAGGAAAAGGACTAGCCAATGGAGAAGTTAATGCTATAGACTTTTTAAAGTCAACAGCTCTAGCAAGTGCAGGATTAAGTCAGTTTGATAAGACAGCTACAAACTTTAAAAATACATTTGATAGGACAGCAAATGCAACGGAAAACTTCACTGATAAAATAAAAGAATCAGCAGAGGCACAACTAGAACTAGAAAAGAGTATTATAGCTTTTGAAAAAGCAGTCAGACCATTAGAAATAAGAATAGCAGTTTTAAATGGCTTAATATCTGAACAGCAAATAATAGCAGGAGATAGTACTCGAAGTTTTGAAACATTAAACATAGCTATATTAGAAGGACAAAAACTACAGATAGAAAGAGCAGGAATACTGTTAAGAATTGCTAAAGAAGAAAGAGATGTAGCTAAAGAAAGAATACGTGTCGCTAACTTAGCTGGAGGTGCAACTGTAGATTTATTAGATGCAGAAACAGAAGCAATTAAAAAAGTTATTGAAGCAGAGAATGAATTAAAAAATGAGTTATTAGAAAATGAAAAAGAACTAAGACAAATAAAACAAGATAGACTAGAGAAAGACCTTGATATTTTAATAGATGGATTTGATAACCAGAAAACGATTAATGAGAGAATAATAGCAAACGAAAAAGAAACTCTAGATAAGAGAGCTGCTTTATTAGAACAAACAAACAAATTAGCTAACGATTCATTCAGGGAGCAAAAGAAAGTATTGGAAGAGTTATCAGCTGCAGGAGTTAATATAGATGAACTTTTGAAACTTGATGCTACAGAGCTACAAAAACAAATCCGATTACTTGAGCAATCAGAAATAATTGAAGGCCGTACATTAGAAGTAGTGAGAGAAAGACGTATTGTATTACAAGATTTAGCAGATGCTCAACAAGATTTAAACGATGCACAGCAGGAAGGAATAGATTTAAGACTTGAAATACAAGCTCAAGAATTAGCACTAGGTCAAATAACAGAAGATAGTATAGCTCAATCACAAGAAGCAATCGAAAACTTAAGAAAGGATAGAGAAGCAAACGAGATAGCATCACTTGAGAGAAGACTAGATATAGCAAAAGAAGGTTCAATAGAGTTTTTAAATATTCAGAAAGAATTAAACGATTTATTATTAGGCCAACAAGAAGAGAGAATAAATGAGCAAGTAAGATTAGAAGAAGAGGCTGCAAAAAGAAGAGAAGAGATTCAAAAGGCATTATTTGGAGCAATTCAAAAGCAGAGTGATAAAATAAGTGAAAGAAACATAGAAGCAATTGATACTCAGATAAGCAATACAGAAAAAAGACAGGACCAGTTACGAGAACTTGCAAACAGAGATGTACTAGGAGCAGACCAAAGTCTAGCAGCAGAAGAGAAAAGAAGAGCAGAACTAGAAAGACAAAAACAAGAAGAGCAAAGAAAACAAGAACTTAAAACAGCAGGGTTTAAAATATTATCTGCTTTACTTGAACAAGGTAAAAGTCCTCAAGAAGCACTACCAGAAGTAGGTATTTTACTTGGTGCTTTACCAGGAATAATAGAAGCAATACCTACATTTATCGATGGTACAAATACAACTGTTGCTGATGCTTTAGGAAGGCCACATCTTAATACAAAGAATGATGGTTATATTATTAGAGCAGATGGTAAAGAAAAGATTTTAAATCCAGGACAAAGCGAAAGAACAGGAGGAAGGACAACAGAAGATATTACTAAAATTGTGGAAGCACATGACAAAGGAATGTATAGTAACCTTTATCAGTTCAATCAACCAAATAGTGATGTAGCTCAGTTAACGAATTGGCAAAGCAATACTCAGATACTTAGAAAATTTGATTCACTACAAAATTCAATAGTAGAAACAAATAGTAAAGTTGAGAAAGCAATAAGGAATCAGCCAGTATTAAAAGATGTTGATTACCATAGGATACTAAAACAGTTAACAGTAACAATGCAGCAGGAAAACAAAGTAACAAAAACACGATCATCAATGAGAGGTAAGATTAATTAAAAAAATTATTGTAATTTTAAACATTAGATAGGTTAAGATGCCTGTTACCACTTTTATGTCAGGAAGCTCCAAAAATACACGTCAATCATTCGAGTTAAACGGTGTGACTATTAATCCCCCAGTAGAGTGGACTGACATAGAAGTAACTGCCTCATTTGACAATGATAGTATACAGGCTAACATTAACTTTGATTCTTTCAGATTTGTAAATAAAGAAGCTCAAGTATTAAAGCAATGGATAACTGATGGTTATCCTGGAATATTTGAAGGAGTACCATTTAAAATGAAAGCATTTAACAATTTAAACTCTGTTGATTCTTTCGATGGATTTATTAACTTGTCAGACGATGCTGCGTTTTTAGAAGATGGAAGTGTAGTAGCAAACATAGTCAAAAAACATGGACTTGATAATTTACAGGACCGATTAGATGCTTTAACGTGGGGATACTTAGAAGAGATAGGAGCTGTAACACAATCAGACTATACTAACTTAGATTATGTAGTAGAAAAGAAAGAAGACCTTTTTAAAATATTGATGTCAAATATTATCCTTTTTCTAATGATAAAGGAACTAGCAGAATCAATAATGAGAGTAGCAGATGATATCGCAACAGTAATAGCTATGATTTCTATATATCCTGGAGGATCTATAGGTGCTGTTATTTGGTTTGCTGCTAAAGCTCTAATAAACTTAGCATACACAATCATATTACTAGCAGCAGTTATTGATTTAGGTAATAAGATGCTAGAAACATTACTACCAAGATTAAGAACACATAAAACTATCCAATTAAGAAGAGCTTTAACAATTGTGGCAAATCATCTAGGATACAACTTTGTAAGTCCGATAACAGAATTAGATAACGTTTATTTTTTACCATCAAATCCTAGACAAGACAACGTCAACTTAATAGATGGATTGATTACTAGTTTGAAAGGAACTCCGACAGGAATACCAAATGTAAATGATTACGGCTATGGTTGTGGGGAATTTTTCTCAGTTATAAAAGACTTACCGTATGGAAGGTTTGCAATAATTGGTAATGATTTACATTTTAGAAGTGATAACGATCCGTTCTGGATTAAGAACTCAACATACCAGATGCCAGATGTTTTAATAGAAGAGCAGAAGTATAATACAGATGAACTAGCGACAAGGTTTGCTTTTTTATTTCAGATAGACCAGAGAGATGACTGGACCATAGATAACTATCTAGGAACAGCAATCGAGAGAGTGACAGATGCAATACAGGTAAACATTCCTCAAGCTAAATATTTAAGCGGATTAGATGAGGTTAAGATACCTTATGCTTTAGCTAATAGAAAAAATGAATTAAATGGAGTTGAAAATGTATTAAAATTTATAGCTAACTTTTTAGATTCAGTAGCTCAAGCATTAGGAGGTAACTCTAACCTTGCAGGAAGCATAACAGGTAAGTTAGGTGTAATGAAAGTGAGTGATAATTCGCATACAGTACCTAAGTTAGTTTATTTGGCAGGAGGAAAGATACCAGTTAATCAAAGGGATTTATTCTCGGCTCCTGTTCTTTATGCTAAATATTGGAACCAGACCTCATTCATTGCTAATAATTTCAGAAGACAAAGAAAGGTTTACAACAATGTACGTGTACCTTTTGGTTTAAATAACTTTATTGAGTTAATAGATAATAGTTATTTCACACCATCAACAGGTGGAATAGGAAAAGTAAAGCAAATTAACTGGCGTTTGTTTTCAGATTACGCAACGATATCATACTGGGAGCAGCACAAGTATGCACCTAATTTAAAAGAAACCTTTATAATACAACCATAATGGATAAGAAAATGCAGGATGCCTTAGATGACTTAAAAGGAAGTTTAGTAGTAGTTAGAAAGTTAGCAGTTCAGGAAGTATCAAAAGCTAACAATAAAGTGATGAAGGAAGGAACAGAAAAAGAGAAAGAGTACATCAAAGGAATGAACGAAAGAGTAAATACAGCTTTAAAGACTGGAGATGTAAACGAAGCTCATAAAATAATAGCAGATTTAAAAAACATATTAAATGGCAATCCAGACAATAGTAAATGACATTAACTTTTATAACGAGTTTAAGAACGATATAGGATTTGTATCTAACTTAGGAGATGTTACGAATAACTTAGCAGCAACGGTAATGGAAAATTTACGTGTTGCAATGGCTGTTGATATTTCATGGCAAACAGTTTATGCACCAGAAGGTGGTTTTAATTGGGATTTAACAATCACAGGAGGTATAGGAACAGAGTTAATAGTTGTATCAAATGATGGATATGATTTTAACAATGAAGGTTTTTCTTCAGGTGATACTGTAGATGTCGGTTTTAACTTTTCTGGAACTCCAGTATTAATAGGAGCCAATAGTGTGCAGTTTGTGAATGGCAATACAATGGTAATAATATTATCAACTCCTTATGTGATTGTTCCTGGTGCAATAATAGGAATGTCAATAACAGGAGTTAACTGGTTGACAGCTTTAAATTATAAGTTTGGTTTAAATGATAATGGAGAAACCTTTAATACATTATCAAAAGTTAGTGGAAATGATCAAGGGTTTTATGCAGCAGGAATAGGTGCAGATATTGGAGGAGGAGTAAGAAGTACTGCTCAAGTGCCAATGATAAAACTAGGAAGTTATAAAGATTGGTTAACAGGAAGTGCAGCCGTTAGATTTGTAAGTAATCCTGCACCTGGAGTACAAAGGTTTATCATTTCACATGATTTTACAGTAGTGCCTTATTACAAAGAAGGAGAGCTTTTTAATTTAGAGAATTTAGTATTACCAACATTATACACAGGACTTAACAGTTTAAAATATGTGTTTAACGCAGGATTTAGAAGAGTACTATCAGATCCTAGTACCGAAAAGAAATTCCAAATAGATAATATTACAGGATCAGTAGCATGGTATGAGGAAAACTTTAATGGTTTTGCAAATGATTATAATATTAAATCTGTAGTTTATCAAGAAGCAGGAAGTCTAGCCTCAGCAGATGGAATACTCGCAGGAAGTAAAACAAGAGTTACAATATTGGTAGAAAGACTATCTACACCTTTTGTAGTAGGGGATAGATTCGGAGCATACGTAAGTTACCTACCAACAGAAGCACAATACACAAATACCATACTAAGTGATTTAAAAGATAACTTCTTGTATGACAGAGCAATCAATAATGAAGGACTTGCACCAACAGTAGGAGATGATTCTATTACTTTATGTGAGGCCAACTTAGTAGGTCCGGACTTAGAGATTGTATTCGAAATGGAATACTCAATATTACAAAAAACATTCTTAGCTTCTCAATTAGATTTAGTAGGAGCTAAATACATAATAGGAATACAAGTAGGAGATAATACACTTAGCTCATCATCAACTAATAAAGTTATGTTATTAGCAGATGTTAACGACTACGATTTAAGTGCAGACATTCCTGGTTTAATGGACTTTGATATTTATGACATCTATCCACATAATAAACAAATAGGAGTTGATGCAGGATATACAGACATGAATACATGGAATGAAGATGGACTGGTAGTTGATTTTGATTTTTACATAGACCGTAACAAAGATGCATTTATAAACGACTTAATGTTTAAGCTTATAGCATACAATCCAATTACTCAACAATTATTTGAATTAGATAGTTATACTTATAACAACATTGCATCTGCTATTGTTTCAGGAACCATACAACAATTAAATGATGCAACAACAAGAAACTATAACCTTGCACCTGCAGACCAATTTAATGACGTTACAATTGAAACAGGAGTAAATGTAGGAGGCCTTCAACATTATACTGGAAGATTTGCACAAAAGATATCGTGGCAGGATTGGATACAAAACTTAGAAGCTGATACAGTATTCTATGATGCAGCAGAGCCAAACTTTAATCTAAACAATAGAGCAAGTAATTATTCATTTTTAAATGATTATGAGATAAGACTAGCAGTAGCTTCAAATTTATCTGGAACCTCAGACTTAGGAGTGTCAGGAATAACAGATTACTTATTTTTAAGTCCTGCAATTAATGTGAATGATTATGATGAAGATGGAAACATCACACCAATATGGAGTGGAGTTATTGAAACATTCCATCCAACAACTCTAGCAGATTTAGGAGGCCAAGTACTAACAGGAACAGATACGATATTTAAAACAACATGGACTAACTCAGGAGGACCAGTAGTAGATATATCACAAGTATGGGCAGTACATAGAATAGAGGAAACTAATCAGTTAGGATATGAGATAGACGAATTAAGCTCAATTAATGCTTATCCAGTACCAAACAGATTAATACCATTAAGTGGAGAAACACAACTGAAGGTTTATATTGATAGTGGTAATGTTATTACTGAATGTTTAGTGGATGGAAGTCAAATAACAGCAGGAATAGGATATAACATAAGTGCAAGGTTAAATGATGATGTGCCAACAGTACCTGCAGGAGCTAAGATAACAGAAGAAGATGTTTATAAAGATACAGAAGAAGCAATTATAAAAATAATAGAATGATAACGATACAACTACCTAACGGAACACCATATCCTGCTTATACAGGAATGGCTACAAAGATACAGCAGCCATCATTACCTCTAGTAATACCTGGAGCAGAGAATACGTTCTGTTATTGTCATTATGAATGTGCGTATGTTGAAAAAGTATTTGGAGATGTTGTGAGTTCTGATTATTGGAAAAATGATAAGAATACTTTTATTTATAGAAGATTAATCGCAGCAGATACTGTTACAATTAATTTATTAAAAGATGATGTTGTGATTGCTACAATAGTAGATAATACATACGGAGAGTTAACAAATGGTTATCCTTCAGGAACACCAGAACAACAATTGTATGTGTCGTTTACTATCTTCTGGCAAAATATATTAATAGCTTTTGGAGGAGGAGATTATAAGATACAAGCAGAGCTTAATATATTAGGAACAGCGAGTACAGAAACAAGTAGGAAGTTTAAGCTTTATGCTTATTCAGATTTAAATGCAGATGGAACAGTAAGAATTGAAACAGTACAAAATGGAAACATTATGTCTAGTGATTTTGATTTTACAGATTTAGAGTTATACCAATCTTACAGAATACCTGGAAAGTTTACAGAAGTAACTCCAGGACTAGAAGATGATAGTTACTTAGACAGTAATTATAAGAAGACACAAATACAAACTAAATTGGTACCGAAGTGGTTATTAAAAACACAAAGAGTACCTAGAGTAATAAGCTTACTGTTAACCAGAGATAGTTTATTAGCTAATGAATTTCTTATAACTGATTACACTATAATTAATGAGGACATATTTAGGAGAGTAAGTTTATATCCAGAAGGAATTGAAAAACCAGATATAGGAAAAACAACTAGACCAATTTATGAGGTTACATTTGTAGATAAAGTAGATAATAAATTAAAACGAAATAATTAAAACAAATAGTCATGGCAGAAAAAATAAGTCAATACGTAGCAGATGCAATAAGTAACCCAATAAAGAATGAGGACCTACTCGACTTCTCCAATTGGGATAACAACTTATTAGTATTTGATGTAAGTAAGAAAATAACAGTAGGGGAGTTTTTAAATTATGCAGGAGCTTTAATAAGCACTTTTTATAACTCAGACGATTCACTACCAGAAGATAGAGAAATAGATGCTGCAACATTTTTCACTAGATGGACTGGAGGAGATGTAGGAATTGAAATGGCAGATGCTATTAATGACTATGGATTTTTTATTAATGATGATTCACAAGTTGAGAAAGCTCGTTTAGGATTTAATCAAGCATCATCTAGTGCTATTTTAGATTTGGCAGATGCAGGTGGTAACTTCTTTAACTTAAAAGCAGGTAAACTAGGATTAAATGTTACTGCTGTTGCAAACTTAGATGTTGTAGGAACAGGAGCTACTCATGTAGTATGGACAAAAAACAGTTCAAATGTACCTTTATTTTATGCAGCAGAAAGTGGTTTCATTGGAATAAAGACAACTACTCAAAGTGGTTTATTAGAGAATATAAGAATAAACGGTAACACATTAATTGGAACGCATTATCTAAGTGCAAACGGATGCTTTATTGATTCAGGAGGTAATACAAATACTAAAAACTTTTGGGTTAAGAATAACACTGACAACGAATATTTCACAGTGACATCAGATTCTGGAGAGGGTAGAATAGGAGTACACAATCCGACACCAAATGTAAGTGCAATAATAGACCTTACAAGTACAACAATGGGTTTATTGCTTCCGAGAATGACAAGTACACAAGCAGGTGCTATCACACCAGTAAATGGTCTGTGTTTATACGTAACAGATACTAATGGAACATTTACATCTATTGGCTTTTGGGGTTATGAAGGTGGAGCATGGGTTAAATTATAAAATAAATTAATAACTTTATAAAAAATAAATATCATGATTAAGATAAACAAACAACTACAAAGACCAGATAAAGGAACATTGTCTGCAGGAAGTATCATTGATTACAATGCTAAGTTTATAGGAGAAACTAAAACTGTTGCTTACTTTTTAACACATTGGTTTAATGAATTAGCGAGAACAGAAGAAGGATGGAAGCCAGTAGCAGGAATAATAAACTTCAAATATGTTCAATCTAAACAATGTACAGATGAAGAGTGGGCTTTATTAGATGAGTCTGGAGCTGCTGTTTTAGTACAAGATTGGTTAGTAGCAATAATAGATGCTGAGATAGGTAATGGATACACAGAAATAGTATAAACAATTTAATCTTATAAAGATGAATTTAACAAAAAGAGAAAAAGACCTCCTAAAACAAAGTATTGATATGTCAATTAGTGCAATAGGTGGATCAATAGGAAAGGTAAAACCAGAAGAAAGAACAGAAGTACGCAAAATGATTTCTGACTTCCTTAACCTTTCTAATAAGATAGATTCTTTACCAGAAGAAAAGGAGGCCAAAGATGAGTAGAGATATTAATAAACTACATCCAAAACTAAAGGTATTAGTTCCTACATTTATAGAAAAATGTAAGGAAAAAGGAATTGATGTTATTATTACATGTACGGATAGAAGCTATAAAGTACAGGTATCTTTGTATGCACAAGGAAGGCAACCTTTAGAAGAAGTAAACAAACTTAGAAAAATAGCAGGAATAAGAGAGATAACAGAGAAACAAAATGAAAGGAAAGTGACATGGACTTTGGCATCAAGACATATCCCTAGACTTGATGATTCAGATCCTAAAAATGATTATCCAACAGCTTTTGATTATGCAATAATAAAAAACGGCAAAGCAATATGGGATGTTAAGGTTTCTCTTGATGATGATGACATTCCAGATTATTTAGAATGCTCTAACGTAGCTAAAGAACTAGGTCTTGAATCTGGTGCATTTTGGAAAAAACCAGACTATCCACATGTGCAATTGTTTTATAAAGATATTTAATCATGAAATTTATAAAAGATATATTCTGCGAAGAAACAGGAGGAAAGTACTCTTCTAAAAAAATATGGGGAGCAATCATCATGCTTTTAGTTTGTGCAGCTTTTATTTTAGATGGTTTACATTTTTACACTTCAAATGAAAATCTTTTTAATTCAATGCTTATAGCAGGAACTACTTTAATAGGATTGAAATCAATAGGAGAAATATTTAAAAAGAAAACAAATGCAACAGAGTGAACAGGATTTTATGGATATAAACCAGAGTGTTGATAACGTAGGAAAAGGATGTTTTTATATCGTTATTGGTATTTTAATAATTACAACATTATGCATAGTATTAACATAGAAAAGATAGTGCTCGTTTTATTAAGCGTGTTAGTTTTAAATAGTGTTATTGGATGGTTTATACCACAGGGAATGACAAATGAAGAGCATGAGCTTAAAATGAAGTTACATGACCTAGAAATAGAAAAAACTATATTAGAAGATCATAATGATAGATTAGAATTTAAAATAAAAGGATTTAAAGATGAAATTATTAAAAATGATAGTGTTGTCGACAATGCTACTAATGAGCAGCTCGATAGTTTATTCTCAGACTACTTCTCAAGATAGTTTAAAATGTTTTACATACTCTCAAGCTAAACAGATCCTAAAAGATTTGAAGAGAGGAGAGATATGTGATTCAATAAGTCAGAACCAGGAACTCCAGATAATTAATTTTAAATCGATTGTCGTTAAGTCTAACGAACAAATTAATTTGTTACAAGTAAACAACGATGAATTGAATAAAAGCTTGTTAAACACGAACAGAAGGCTAAAAATGAGTGTTTCATTAACTAAGTATGGAATACCAATAGGAATAGGAGCAGGATTTATTGTAGGAATACTAATAAGGTAATAAATTTTTATGTACATTTGAGTTCTTAATATTTGATTTCTCTTGATAATGTAAGGTAAAAGCCTCTTAACTTCGGTTAGGGGGTTTTTTTATATTATTTATTTTTTTAAAATATTACATAAAAAACTAGGATTATAATAAAAGTTTTATTTATATTTGTCAGACATTAAAACAAGAGAAACTATGTCAAGAGAAAAAAAAGCAATAGAATACCTAGACAAGATGAATAATAATGAGTCAGTATCTAGGTGGGATATTTTCCTATGCAGAAGAGAAGTAAGAAAGCTAGTTTTAAGCGAAGCTAAGTATGAAGACTTATACGATGAAGTAGAGTCATTGATTGAATCTGCAAAAGAAAGTTTATGAGCAGCCAATTAAACATCTTTAAAGAACAAGAGAAATATCAATACAAAAAGTATTGGTTAAAGTTCTACGGTCCAACTTTAGAAAGGATAAAAAGAGAGCAGGAAGAAGAAGCTCGAAAAAAAGTAATTCATTATCAATCAATTTCAATTAAACAGTTTATAAGATGAGAGAATATTTAAGTAAAGAGATAGGCTTTTTAAATATGATAGCAGCAGCATCTGGTTTAAACTTAATCTACATAAGAGATTATAGGATGGCAGTATCATTAAAGCACTACATAGAGTTTAAATTAAATAGAGAATTAACTAAACTAGGAATACAATGTCAATAGAAGAAGCAATCCAGAGCATAGCAGATGCTGAAACGATAACAGGCTTAACAGCAAAGAGTGTCGTTAAAAACAAAAAGAATCTCAAAGCCTTTGTTGAGATGATAAAGGACCAGTACTATCGAGATGGTAATAAACAGAACCTAATCGATTGCTACGGAGAAGAAGAAATAAACACAATTATTAATTATAAAATCTAAACTATGAATGTAGATGAAAAAATTGAATCAATAAAAGATTATTTTGTTGAAAAGGTAATAAAAGGAGATTACAAATTTATTAAATGTGATGATCATAACGCAGAGATATTAATAGATGATAAATATAATTTTCAATTATGGATCGCAAATGGACCTACAAATATTGATTTTTATTATTTATGGATAGATAAAAAATACTTGATGTTGCCATTATTAAAAACCCAGAAGGAAAGACAAAAAGCATGGGGTAAGATTAATAAATATATTAAAGAATATAAAAAAGTAGTTTTAAGAAAAGAGAAACAAAAGCAGATAGAGAAACTAACTGCAGAATTAAAAAAATTATAAGATGGCAATACTAAAAATTAAAGAAGCAATTGATAAGTACAATGAAGAGAGAGAAAGAGGAGAACCTCGACTAACTCAAAGAGCATTAGGAGAAGCAGTTTTAAAAGACCAGACTACAGCTCAAGCAGAGTTTTATATTAGTCGATGGTGTAAAGGAAAGCAGCTCTCAAAAATGACTCCTACACATATCATTGATATTTGTTTGAAGACAAAAGTATCTCCGAATTTCTTATTCGGTCATGAAGAAACAACAATTTATTAAACCTTAAAATTAAGAGAAATGGAAAAAGAAACAGGAATAGACTGTATGAAGTATCGAAAATCAACTCACTTAGCTAGTGTAGATGTAGATGCTATTAGATTAGAAAAAGGTAAATGTGAGCTAACAATTAAAGAAGCATATTTTTCTAAAGGCATAGATGTATCAGGAACTAAAAAAGACGGTTATTTTATTGAGTTTGAAGAAGATGTTAAGCCAATGTTAGCTAACTCAACTAATAGAATGAAAATATCTAGTATAATTAAAAATCAAAAAGGTATTAGCTCGGTTGATAGTAGAAATATTGGTAATTGGATAGGCTTAAAAATAGAGTTAGTAGTTGATAATAATGTGAAAATGATGGGACAAATAGTTGATGGAATAAGAATAAAAGAGATTTTAGAACTACCAATACTAGATGATAAACACCCTAAATTTAAAGCTGTAAAAGATGCTGTCATGAGTGGCCAGTATAATATTAAACAAGTTAAAACAAAGTATCAAGTAAGTAAAGAAGTTGAACAATTAATACTAAAAAAATGAAAGAATTTAAAATAAGAGCTTCGGCTTGTGGTAATATTATGGGTAGTCGTGGATTAGGAAAGACTGGCGAAACATATTGTAAGGATTGGTTAAAAGGTCAAGTTTACAATAGGAAAAGAGATATATCTAATAAATATACTCAAAAAGGTAACGAAGTTGAAGATAATAGTATAGACTTTATATCAGAACAATTAAATTTAGGGTTTGTTTTAAAAAATGAAAAGTTTTTTGAGAATGATTTTTGTCAGGGAACACCCGATTTAATATTACCAGAGTTGATTATTGACGTTAAAAATAGTTGGGATGTTCACACGTTCCCTGCTTTTGAAACGGAGTTACCTAATAAAGATTATTATTATCAAGCCCAAGTTTATATGGAATTAGTAGGGGTTGAAAATTACAAGGTTGTTTATGTACTTTCAGATACTCCTCAACATTTAATTGAAAAAGAGGCTTATTGGTATTGCAAAAATAATGGATATGATGAATTAGATTTAGACATATTAGATGAATTTACGGCTAAAATGACTTATTCAGATATTCCAGATAATATGAAGTATAAGGTGTTTGACATTAAAAAGAATGATGACGATATTAAGTTAATAAAGGATAGGGTAAATGAGTGTAGGGAAGTAATTAATAAGTTAAAAATATATGTTAATAGTTAACACAATAGATAAAATCTCATTGTTAAGATAGGATGAAACAATACGAATGCATATCGTGTCCAAAGAAGTATGATACTTTAGATGGTAACTTTCAGAGAGGAAAAACGAAGTCAGGATACAGAGGTCAATGTAAAACTTGCTGCACAAAAAAAAGAGCTGAGTGGGTTAAAAGAAACCAAGCCAGAGAAAAAGAAAGGTTAGCAAAGTTTAATAAGACAAAAAGACAAGAGAGAAGAGAAGAAGGAAGGTACAATGAAAAGTGGAGTGATAGGGATAATGCATTAAGGAATGAAAGAAACAAGTATAAAAGAATCCATAGGAAAACTGCTAGATGGCATCGCAATCTTTACTA